GAAGTTGAGAGTGAGGACAACACTCGTGGTTCTGCTCCCGACCTTGACGACGACCTCCGCAGCGAACTCAATAACCTGAAACCGACCCGTCGTGCTCCCGTTGAGGATGATGAGGACGATGATACGGATACTCTCAAATATTTTGAACGTCTTGCTATGGACTAAATAATAATGCCTAACTAGTTCGCATCTTTTAGGTATGGGAGGAGAGAAATCTCCTCTTTTTTATGGCATCGTGACTCTTGTGTTTTCGGTACGAATTAATTTCTTATTAACATATTGAGAAGATTTATCATAAAACATAATTTTTCTCATATCATTTAAGTATTGTTGTAAATATTCAGTTCTTAACAGATATATGGTTCTTTTTGCTATATTCTTTCTGGTTTCGTATTCATAATTACTAATACCAACAACTGGACTTAAGGTTGCCAAGTAATTATTTGGATTTGGAATGGTAAAGTTTGAATCTACAATTTTACCAGATGGAAGTATAAGTCTTCCATTAGAATCTTTAACTTCTGTAGTTTCATAATGATGTATTGCATTTAAATCATTACCATAAATGTTTTCGGCATATCTATAAAGGTCTCTAGCAGAAAGAGGCCATTCATCTCTTACATTTACAATACCAGCAGTTAATAAAACAACCCAGTCATAATCTGCTTTTCCATAAACTTCTTCTGCAACAGTATCAGGTCTTGCTCCTTCCGGAATCTGATACTTATTAAACAGAGTGAAGACATTCTGTAAATCATCACGAAGTTTTACGCGACGAAATAGATTCTTTGCTCTTACATAATTATGAGAAGAATTACTATCAACAAAGGGTGATTGATACTCTAAATCTGGAAGCTCTCTAAAATAAGGCATATCAGTATCCTACTCCAATATCCGTATCTTGATAATCTTCATTATAAATTGGATTGAGTTCGGTAAAACTAAGACTTAACTTCATATGAACCGGAGTTTTATCCGCATCACCATAAGTCGCATATGAACCCGAACCCGTATAATTCATACCCATACTTCTAAGAGCACAAGGTTTAAATTTGTTTAGATAAGGATGGTCCTGATTTCCACTCTTGTATTTTAAAAGAAACACATTTGGTGCCTCAATAAACAAACCGGCACCTGCTGTATTACTACCAGTTTTTGGAGCCATAGATATCTTAAAAATTCTTATAATTTCTTTAACCACATTAGATTCTTTTTCATCTCTTGGTGCAAAATCAAAATCAAATTGGAAAGACCTTAAATTAACACCTCTAAAGAGTAGTTCTAAGTTTGGATTTAAGACACTTCCACTGGCTCTTGATAAAAGTCCTTCAGGTGTTGTATTTGCTCCTAATGAATTTACTAATAGTGATTGAAAATACCTTGAAATTAAATCTTGCCCGCCACCTTTCATTAATACTTCTTTTGCAGTGCTAATAGTAGTATTATATGCATCAACAAGACCTTTTCCTAAGTCACCACTTTTAAGAACATTTCCTACTTGTTCAGCACCAAAAGCGGCAAGAGGATTAAAACTGTCATTACCCCAATCAACCTGATTTGTATCTCCAATATTTGATGGTATTGGTAGTTGTATTGTCTGTTCTGCCTTTTGTTTGGAATTTTTTTCCGTTCCTGTTGATAACCTAAGATTATTTGCTCCAGTTTCAAGTCTAGGAGGAACATATTTAACAACACCTATTTCCAAGTAGTCATCATTTTTACCAATACTCTTCTGTGGATATCTAAGAGGTGCCGCAGACGAAGAAAGTTTGGCAGAAGCAGCCGGAGCAATTCTTTCCGCATTCGGTGATAAACTTGCCGATATGTTAAATCCGTTTACCATTTATCTTTTTTAGTTATTTATCTTGATTTGTCCGAAAGGTATTTTTCTCAAATCACCAACCTCATTCTTATCCACAATATGTAGAGGTCCAATCACTTCTTCAAAGGTATATTGGCGCCCTTCCCCCCAATGAAAGTTAATACCACTAAATCCCCAAGAATAAACATTTGTAACGGCAACTAGAGGATGAGCATCATATCTTACACGAGGAGTCTTTGGTTTATAAACAAAAGTATAAAACTTACCTGCCTCTGGAGAAGTCGTTGTTTGTTTTAATGTATCAAGTATTTCTAACATCAAATCATCGGCATCTTCTGTTCCATATAAATTTTTAAGTAAAGGTTTGATACGGTTCATTATTTATTTCCCATAAAGTTCGTGTTCCGTAATTACCTTAAAAATCCATCCTCTGTCCTTACAATATTCTCTTGCTGCTTCCCACTTTGATTGATTTTTAGCATATTCATAAACTTCATAGATGTATCCTTTGGTCTGCCTTTTTGGTTTCGGCGGCGGCATCGTTTGCTTATGAGGTTTAATCTCAATCAAATATTTTTTAATACCTCCATCTGGTTCTTTAACTTTTATATATGCATCAGGGAAGTATTTGTGGATGCGCCCATCTACCGGAGAACGATAGGGAATGGCAAGCTCTTCGGATGCGTATTCTAAAATATTTTTATTCGTATCGCAATATTTGAGAAACTTCAATTCCCATAAAGATCTGTAGATAATATTAGTCGGATTTCCAACATACTTCTCTGGAAATGATGGTTTAAATTTTCCCTTATAAGACATCTAAATACTTATACTAATAAGACTCATAAAAGGTATTTAGAGTGCCTAGCATCCGTAGAATATCAGATTTTAAACCACTATTTACGAATCTCGCCCAAAGTTCACACTTTCAGGTCATCTTTGGTGGGTTGCCAGGTCCACTTTTATCACATCTTGCAATAAGAGGAGTTGACCCATTATTTGTTGCTAATGAGGCGGGATTACTTTGTTTTTCTGCATCACTACCGGGAACTCAACTAGCAACCGCAGATATTACGAATAATTATACTGGAGTAAACGAAAGAATTGCTCATCGCAGAATCTTTACAGAAATTAGTTTAGAGTTTTATGTTGATAGTAATTATACCACTTTAAAATTCATAGAGCACTGGATGGAGTTTATTGCCAGTGGTTCTAATGAGAATCCATCCAGAGATGGATATTATTTTAGAATGAGATATCCAAGAGATTATAAGAGTGATATGACTAAAATTATTAAGTTTGATAGAGATTATAATGCAGAAATTGAATATAATTTTTTTGGGTTATTTCCACTTTCTTTAAGTTCAGTTCCAGTAAATTATAATGGATCTGATATATTAAAAATGAGTGCCACATTTAATTACGAAAGATATGTTTGTGGCAGAACATTAAGTTTAGATTTTAGTCGAAATGATGATAATAATAAAGTTTCTAATACTGTTATTAACAGTACAATTAATCAAACCAATAGACAAAATAGATTTGCAACAGAAAGAGATGAATTAATTAATAGAAATCTCAATCTGGGAACTGGTAGATTGGATGACCCAAGACCTGTTGGGGTTGCCTAAGTCGTCTAAATAATTTTAACTGAATTTTATAGGATATTATGCCTTTACCAAAAATTTCCACACCAATCTACGAGATGGAAATTCCATCATTAAAAAAGAAGATTAGATATAGACCTTTTCTGGTTAAAGAAGAAAAAATTCTGATTATTGCTCTAGAAAGTGAAGATTCTAAACAGATTGCAAATGCAGTTAAGAATGTCATTTCAAATTGTATTTTAAGCAAAGGTATTAAAGTAGAAGACCTATCCACATTTGATATTGAGTATTTGTTTCTTAACATTAGAGGTAAGTCTGTTGGTGAGACTGTTGATGTTTTAATCACTTGCCCCGATGATGAAACAACTCAGGTTCCAATGAGTATTAATTTAGATGAAATTAATGTTGAGGTTGATCCAAAACATTCTCGTGATATTAAGCTAGATGATACTCTGTCTTTGAGAATGAGATATCCATCTATGACTGAGTTTATCAAAAATAATTTTGATTCTGGTGATGGTGTAAGTGTTGATGATACTTTTGATTTGATTATATCTTGTATTGATCAAATTTATTCGGAAGAAGAATCCTGGACAGCAAGTGATTCTACTAAAAAAGAATTATTAGAATTCGTGGAGCAGTTAAGTTCCAAGCAATTCAAAGAAGTGGAAAAGTTCTTTGAAACAATGCCTAAACTTTCTCATACAATTAAAGTTAAAAATCCAAAGACTGGTGTGGAAAGTGAAGTTGTATTGGAGGGTTTATCGGCTTTTTTCGTGTGAGTATGGCGCATACTGATCTTGCGTCATACTATAAGACAAACTTTGCTCTGATGCAGCATCATAAATATTCTTTGACTGAACTAGAAGATATGATCCCCTGGGAGCGGGAAATTTATATAACTCTCTTACAAAATTATATTGAAGAAGAAAATTTAAAGAACCAAGCAAATGGCTGATTTAGCACAAATAGCTCAAAGTGGGGTAGATCCTTCATCAGGGTCCTATTTGTCTGCGGAAAGAAGAAAGGCATTATTTCAAAGAAGTAGAGTCTCATCAAATATTTTTGGTGGAGGAGGGGCACTTGTTCCAGTTAGTAAAAAATCAGATCCAGAAACCTTAGCAATTGTAAAGTCTCAATCAACATCAATAACTTCAGTACAACAACAGGTTAATACTTTAAGTTCTGAGGTTGCCAATTTAAATCAAGTAATATTCATTCAGACACAAACTATAAATGGAGTTCAAGAACTAGTAGGAAGTTTAAAAGGTGAAGTTACTGGGTTTAATGCCTCTTTAAATAATGTTGCAAAGGCAATCAATACTGATAGTGTTCTAGAGCAAAATCGTGTAAATCAAGAAACAGAAGAGCAAAGAAGAGCAACAGAATTAGGATTAAGAGCAGGCAGAGAAAGTCTTCTAGAAAAAGCAATACAAAATGCATTAATTGCTCCGGTTCAGACAATTGCAAAAAAAACACAATCTATTCTAAGTAGATTGGCACAATTTTTTGGGACACTATTGCTTGGATGGTTAACAAATCAAGGAATTGAAACCCTTAAGGCATTATCTAAAGGTAATGGTAAAAAATTAGAAGAAATTAGAGATAATGTTTTAAAGGCTCTAGGAATTGGTGCCGCAACATTATTCCTATTAAATGGTGGATTTATTGCAATTGCCGCAACCATTACAAGACTATCTCTTAAGATTGGTGGATGGTTGCTTAAGAATACGGTCGGTAGATTTTTTGGAGCACTTGGAAACCTCATTAAGGCTGGTGCAGCAGCTTTATTAAATCTTGGAAGACAAAAACCACCACCAACGCCATTAGTTCCTCCAACAACAACACCTCCTGGTGCTAAACCTCCAGTACCTCCAACTACACCAAAAGGAGGCGTACCTCCTGCTCCAAAAGGTGGAGGTCTTAACTGGTTAAAAGGAAGTGGTGTACTTAATGTTATTTTTGGAACATTGGAATTTGGAATTAGAAAATCTCAGGGACAAACAAATCTACAAGCAGGTGCCGGTGCCGGGGGTAGTGTAGCGGGGTCACTGTCCGGAGCAGCTCTTGGAGCAAAAATTGGTCTTTTGGGTGGACCAGTTTCTTGGATTACTTCACCTTTGGGAGGTTTGATTGGTGGTGGTATAGGTTGGTATCTTGGTGGAAAAGGTGCAGATGTTCTTACTGGTGCCGATAAACCTAAAGCATCAACACCAGCAGCACAGGCACAAAGTCCAATAATACCATCATCTACATCTACACAAACTCCTACTCCTGATGTCACCACTGCCGCCAGTGATAAAACATTTGAGCAGCAAATGAGTGATTTAAAGGTTCAGGCTGATTCAATTGATTTCACTCAGGCACCACAATATGGAGAACTTAATATAACACCAGACGATAATAGTCAGGTTTCATCACAATCAAATCAGGTAAATATAAAACCAATACCAGCACAGACTGATAGGATTTCTAGTCAAGTTAATGTTGGTCCTGCACCTGCTCCAGCACCAAATGTAATTTACAGAAGAGTTGGGTCTTCGGCACAACAACAGTCTTCAGGTGCCGCTCCTACTGGTGGTCCTGTAAATGAAGTTCCATCAATATCAGCATCAAATCCAGATAATTTCTATGTGCTTTACTCACAAGTAAATTATAATGTGGTGACATAAGATGGCAGTAGCAGTAAAACCATCCAAAAGTTTACTTAATATTCGTTCTGGAATCAAGTCCATAAAAGATTCATTCTCTGGACTGAGAAAAAATAGTGAAAACCTTAATAAGGTTATGTTGAAAAAAACAAAAGTAAAAAGAGAATCAATTGCAAGAAATTATATACTTTCTCAAAGAAGAAAAGAAGAAGAAAGAAGAAAAAATAGAGAGGACCTTTTAGAGGCATCAACTATTGGCGGAGCAGTCAAGAGGCAGGCAAAGGTAATTGCCTCAAGTACCAAAGGATTTCTAGGAAGAATTATGGACTTCTTGGCAACACTATTAGTTGGTTGGTTGCTTACTAATTTGCCATCAATTATCACGATGGCGCAGGAATTAATTGCCAGAATACAGAGACTTTATACTATTGTAACTGGATTTTTTGATAATACCATAAAGTTGTTTAGAGGATTTGGAAGTCTTCTGAGTGCCGTTGGTAAAAATATTCTAACCTTTGATTTTACCGATAGTAAAGGAAGAGTTGAAAGTGCTCTGACAGATTTGGGTGGTACTTTCGATGATATGCAAAGTCAGTTTGATGAAGGATTTAAGTTACTCACAACATCTCTTGGAGAAGGAGTTGTAAGTGGAGAAGACGCACAACCTTTTGGAACTCAATATGAAAATGAAAGTATGCAGGAGCAACCTTCTAGTAGTTCTAGTGGTAGAGCAGTTTCTGGTGATGCTGTAGATAAAAAAGTTTTGGATTTTATTGCAGATGGAGAAGCAAGTCAGAGCGACCCTTATGGTGGATTTAATACGTCAAGAGGAAAAACTCAAGGGAGGGCAACAGACAAAACAATTGGTTGGTTAGCACAAAATGCTCAAGGTGCTATCGGCCGATATCAACATATGCCAGCGTATATTTTAGACAGGGCGATAGCAGCTGGTTACAATGCAAATACAAAGTTTACTCCAGAAGTTCAAGATAAAATTACTTTACACTTTTTAAAAACTTCACATTCATATGATGCCTGGAAATCTGGCAAACTAAGTGATGAAGATTTTCTTGGTAAATTAGCACCAACTTGGAGAGCTATTCCTCAAGGTCCAAAAAATGCCGCAAGATTGGGTGGAAGTCCAAATTCTACCTATAATGATAGAGATGCTGGTGGAAATGGAGCAAAAGGAACTTGGGAACAGAGATTATCAAAACTTAAATCTGTTAAAAGTGGTGCCACTCAACAAGCACTAGGAACAACATCACAACAAACGCCAGTAGTAACATCTCCAGTATCATCCACTCCAGGAAGAGGTATTTCCACGACAGTAAAAGATGAGATTAATGTTGCAGGACCAAGCGGAGGAACTGCAAGAGTAGGTCTAACTCCGGGACAAGGATATTTGGCAAGAGGCGGCAGTCATAAAGGAATTGATATTGGAACAAATTACCAAAAAGGATACTATGTATCATTAAAACTTTCTGGTACAGTTGATTATATTGGTTGGGATAAAAATGGATACGGTCACTTTGTAGACATTAAATCTGGAAATATAATATATCGTTTTGCTCACCTGGCAAAAGTAATGGTGAAAAGAGGTCAACCATATAATGGAGAAACAATTGGTGAGATTGGAAATACTGGTAATAGTAGTGGAGAGCATTTACACTATGAAGTTCGGATAAACGGAAAGGATGTAAATCCAAGACCATATCTAGGACTTCTTTCAATTGGAAGACAACTTACTGGACTTGCGGGACAACCAGTACAAATTGCTGCTCCAACACCAGCACAAATAGCATCACCAGGAACTCAACAGAGACAACAAGCATCTCGGCAATTAGCACAACAACCAGCAGGACCTAGTATTGTTATCTTAGAAGAAGAACCTCCTACACCACAACCACAAGTCTCTGTTGGTGCTGGAGGGGCAATGATGATTCCTATTGTAATTAATCCGTTAAATAGTTTTATCACAAAGAAACTTCTACTAGATTTAGCATACACATAATGTCAACTAAAAAATCAATTTACGAAGAACTTATACTAGAATCCAACGACCAGAAGAGAACGGTTGATATTAGAACTGGTACAGTTTCCATTGATTACTACGAAGATATTTTCTCACCTACAATCACAGCAAAAATTCAGGTGGGAAACACTGGTGATTCTATTCAGGCACAAGATAATGAAGGAAATGCAACAGGAACATTTCAATCAATTTATAATGGTCTTCCTTTAAGAGGTGGTGAGAGAGTTTCTTTGAAAATTGCCGGTAATTCTGCCACAAATCCCGGACTAGATTTTGCAACCGATGAGAAAGACTATCTTTATGTTTCTAGTATTACAAATGTTATTTCAGAATCACAAAGAGAATTCTTTGAACTTAATCTAGTTTCAAGAGAAGCAATTACAAATGAAACCACAAGAGTTCCTAAGAAATTTCCAACCAGTCAATCAATTAGTGATTCTGTGGAAAGCATCATTAAGGAATATCTAAAGACAGATAAGATTGATAAAATTGATAAGACTCAAAATAAGTATGGATTTATTGGTAATCTTAGAAAACCATTTACAGTATTAGTGTGGTTGGCATCTAAAGGAGTTCCAGAAACTTCAAAGAAAGATGCAACTGCAGGATATGTATTTTTCCAAACACAAGATGGATTTAATTTCAGGTCAATTGATAATTTAATTTCACAACCTCCAAGAAAAACCTTTAATGATAAAGAATTTGTGTATGGTTATAGTGATGTAAATCAAAGTGGATACGAAAGAAATAATGACTTTAATATTTTACAATACACCACAAATAGAAATCAAAATTTAATTGAAAAACTTAGATTAGGAACCTATTCTAGTTATAGAGTAGTTTATGATCCTCTTAATTTTACATTTAATGAATCTACATTTAAACTTGAAAATTATGCCGGTGAATCTGCAAACTTAGGAAAGATTTTAGAATTGCCTAAGATTACAAATAGTTCTAATGAGAAACTTGGAGATTTGCCGACAAGAATTATAACTCAGGTTTTAGATGTTGGAACTGTAGAAAAAGATGTTTCTAAGGAAGAAAATGCAGATCCATTAAAATATCAAGCTCAGGCAATTATGAGATACAATATACTCTTTACTCAAACTTTGAGTATGACCGTACCTTCAAACACTAATCTAAGAGCAGGAGATATTATTACTTGCAATTTCCCTAAGATTTCCAGAGAAGACGGAGCAACATATGATGACGAACAAAGTGGTCTATATATGATAAAAGCATTATGCCACCACTTTGATACGGAAGGTTCTTATACCTCTATGACTTTAATTAGAGATACATTTGGGCGTTAAGGAACAAATACTGGACAAAAATAAATGGAACAGTCTTTACTTAAAACTAATTTTATCGGAAGAGATGGGTTTCTTTGGTGGATTGGTCAAGTAGCTCCAGAGGGTGCTCAAAAAGACCAACTTGATAAAAAAGCATGGGGAAATAGGCGTAAAGTTAGAATTATGGGATATCATCCCACAAATGAAGCTGATTTATCAAATGATGATCTTCCTTGGGCACAAGTCCTATTGCCATCAACTTCTGGAAGTGGTGCCGGAAATAATGCAACTAATGTAAAAATATCACCAGGAGATTCGGTATTTGGATTCTTTATGGATGGTGACAGTGCCCAACTTCCTGTTATTATGGGAGTATTCGGTAAAACCGAAGAAGGTGCTGCAACTGATCAGTATAGTCTTCCATTTAAACCATTTACTGGATATACGAGTAAGATTAAAAATGATGGAACTAATTTAAAAGCAAATCAAACTAACGAAGGAACCGAAGACACTCAAAAATCTCCTTATCACCTTCCAACTCAAACAACAAATGGAAAGGATGAGATTTCATATTTTAGCGGTATTGGAGATAAAGTACAATTTGCATCCACAAAATCTAATTCATTTGTAGATAAAATTTCAACAGAACTTGAAAATGCGGTTAAATTTGTTCAGACATTAAGTTCTTACAAAAATCTATCAAAAGAATATATTGATGAACAAATTGAAAAATTATGCAAAGAAATTTCTAAAAAAATACAGGGAATTTCTAGTGGTATTGTCGGTGGAGTATTGAATGATACTTATAAGAAAATGATTCCATCACTAAATGAAGGAGTAGAAAAGGTATATGATGAAGTAAATAGTAGAGTCAAGGCAGCAACCAAAAGTATTTCTGCAGGGCATTTAGCTGGTGCTGCCGCTCAGGAAGCGACCATACCCCAGTTAAAAAAACTTCAAGACGAGATTCCTAAATTAGGAAAATGTATTGTTTCGGGATTATTTGATATAATTGATGAGATGCTTTGTGCATTATTAAAAAATATTACAAATCTAGTTTCATGTGTAGTTGATCAATTTCTTGGTGGTCTAATAAATGCAATTATAGGTGCTATTGAGACAGGGTTAAGTCTTGCTATGGGAGCACTTGGTATTCTTAACTTATTACAAGGATTTGATCTTAAATCAATTATTAGAGGAAGTGCCCAGGGTATTGCCGGAGTTCCATTTATTGTGGAGTGTGGTGAGTGCCCATCTGGACCTGTTGCCAGTGTTGAGAGGTGGATGATTGGAAGTGGAGTCATTAGTTCACCCGACACTAAATTAGGTAAACTTTTAGAAGTTGCCAATACTGCCGCAGGAATTGTTGATACAGTTGGTGGTGCCATAGATGCGGCAGGAAATGTTATTGATAGTGTAAGTTCTGCTGTTTCAAGTGCCACCGGAGCACTTGATATTTTCAATAGTGCCATAAGTAGTTCTGGAGCTCAAAGTGCTCTTGGTAATTGTTATGCCGGACCACCAAGGTCTTGTAATCCACCTCAACTTAGAATATTTGGTGGCGGAGGTTCTGGAGCAGAAGTAATTCCGATTTTTGGTTCAATTGTTGAAGGAAATGTTGGAAGTTTGATTGGTGCCGTTGTTACAAATCCAGGATTTGGTTATGTATCTCCTCCATTTGTTGAGGTGACTGATAATTGTAATCAGGGATATGGTGGAATCGTTCAAACAACAATTAATACTACCGGTCCTTTAGCGGGTCAAGTTGCGAGTGCCTATGTGATTTCTGATGGTGAAAATTATCCTGTTGGAAATCAAGACCCAGATGTATTTACAATTGTAAGTGTTCTTATTGAAAATCCCGGAGTAGAATATGCTGCGGATGATATTGTGGTTGATAATCTTGGAAATGAATATAGTGTGGTCATTAATAATGGTTCCATCGTTAAGGTTGACCCCATAAATATTAGGACTATTGAAGAGTTACCCGTTCTTCAAGTTGTTGGTAAGAAAAACTCCATAGGAATATCAGAAGTTACTCAAGGAAGAGGTGCAATACTGAGACCAATATTCGGCATCAAACCAGAATTCCAAGGCGAAGTTCAGCAAATTATTGATTGTGTTAAAAGCTAATGGCAGAAAGAAAATTAGACTGGCAAAGTAGAGGTTTTAATGTATGGGGACCTAATGTCAGGCTTGATTTTAGAAACCCTCAATTAGGATTAAATGGTGCGGATGTTTATACCTTATACAGTTATAGTGATAACTATGATGTAAATGTAACCGGACTGACTCAGGGTGGATTATATAAAATCTATAATGACAAGGCAATTGAAATCGTTGCCGGACAGAAATCCCCTGGTGGCGGTGTTGACATTACAATTTTAAGTAAAGCAGGCGATATTACAATTACGGCAGAAAAGAATGGAAATATAAGAATTAGAGGTAAAAATATTATAATTGATGCGGATGAAACCATTACCTTAAATGCTGGAAAAGATATTAATATGAGGTCCGGTGGAAAAAATGTTGTTCAATCTCAACAAGTTGATGTAAAGGCACAAACAGGAAATGCCGTACCTCAGGGAACTTCTATGGGGGAAAGTGCATACGGTCCTAGTCCAAAGGCTGGAACCGATGTTATTCAGGATTATTTTTATGCTGGTCCGACTGTTAAATACTCCTGTAATGCTCCGACAGAACCATTAGTGACAGCAACAACGACACAATCTGCTGATGATGATGTGTTAAGTGAAGAAAATACAACATTAACTGGTAATGAAACCTCAGGATCATTTGAGAGTGGTGGCGCTGCTTCTGGTGGGGCACTAGCAGAATAAAATGGCAGACAAATACTTAGGAAATAAACATCACTTCAATAAACCTCCTACGATGTGGGCTGGTATGGAAGTTTATCCAGGAAATGGGGCGACTTCTAATCTTTATGGAACTCTAAATGTAATAAAAAATCCTGATGAACCTACCACTCCTGATATTAATACTGATGGTAATGTGAATGTTAAGAAGAGTGTGAATGTTAAAATAGATGTTAATGTTGGAAAGAATGTTAATGCAGATGGAGAAGTTTATTCTAATAAAGGAAAACACAGACTTTCAGCAAAGAAAAATTTTGATATTCCTCACCCAACAAAAGAAGGTTGGAGACTGACTCATAGTTGTCTTGAGGGTCCCGAAGCGGCAGTATATGTTCGGGGAAAATTAATAAATACAAATATAATTAAACTTCCCGAATACTGGGAAAATCTTGTAGATCCCGATACAATCACAATTTCGGTTACTCCAATTGGATCTCATCAGAATATTTTTGTTAAATATTTTGATAGTAAAGAAGTTGTATTAGAATCAGCAGAAAATATTCCAGTATGCTGTTTTTATCATATATTTGGTGAAAGAATAGATACCGAAAAATTAATAGTAGAATATGAAGGAAATATAGAAGATTATCCTGGAGATAATTCTGAAAGGTCAATTGCTGGTTATCACTACGACAAAAAACTAACATAAAATGGCAGCATTTAGCACTTTCACCTACGCAAAAAAATATTATGTTTCGCAAGAAATAGAGTTTGT